CAACTTGCATTTATTGATTTTCAGTGGTTGGGTGTGGGTAGAGTTCGTTGTGGATTCGCACATAATGGACAATTAATTGTTGCTCACGAATTTTTACACTCAAATAACTTAGATAAAGTTTATATCTCAAATCCAAATCTTCCAATTCGTTGTGAAGTGAGAAATACTGGTGTTGGTATTGGTGCTTCTTTCGACCAAATTTGTGGAACTGTTGCTAGTGAAGGTGGATATGCTGAGTCTGGAATTGATTTTTCTCATAGTATGGTTACTACTAGAAGCACTCCAACTCCAGCAGGAACTGAGTTTCCACTGATTGCGTTTAGACTTAAAAATACTTTTAATGGATTACCAAATAGAGTAAGTGTAAGACTTAATAATATTTCAATATATACGGAGACTAATAGTATATCTTTTAGAATTGTAAAACTTCCTTCAAATGCATATATTGGATTAACTACTCTAGGACAAGGAACTATTTGGACTTCTCAGGGAGTTAATAGTGCAGTTGAATATTGCACAAATGCTACCGTTTATGTTGATGGTGATGAATTTGTTTCTGGATTTGTTCCATCAGGAGCATCACAAAACTCATTATCTCCAGTATCACTAAGTGGTGTTACTGGTGCAAAGAAAAATATTATTAGACAAAATATTGATTCAAGTGATTCTGAAATTTATGCAGTTATTGTGAGAACTATAACTAACACAGGAAATGCATCAGCAAGTGTTGCAGCATCTATTCAATGGAGAGAAATTTATTAATAATAAATAACTAATAATGTCTTTATTATACAAATGCAAAGAACTAAAATAATTACAACTGAGATTGCAATGCCAACTACTGCTGGCACGGCATCAAGTATTAGTGAAGCTACTTGCGTAAGACTATATAACGGTTCTGGTGGTGCTGCAACTGTAAGTATTTCTACTTCTGTTGGTGCTGCATCAACTATATCATTTACAATGCCAAATGAAACTGTTGAATTCTTACAAAAACTTCCAACTGATGTAATTTTTGCATCTGCAGATACTGTTAAAGCATCAAAAGTAGGATTTACCAACTAAGAAAAATGAAACTCATCACAGAAGAAATAGAAAAGGTTAAAGTTATTACCGAAGAAAAAAACGGTAAAAAGTCTCTTTATATTGAAGGATGTTTTCTTCAAGCAGATATCCAAAATAGAAATAAAAGAGTCTATCCTATGTCAATTTTGGAGAGAGAAGTTAATAGATACAATGAAAACTTCATTCAAAAAGGACGTGCTCTCGGTGAACTTGGACACCCCGATGGTCCAACTTTAAACTTGGATAGAGTTTCTCATAAAATTGTTTCTTTAACTCGTGAAGGAAATAATTTTAAAGGAAAGGCTAAAATTCTTGAAACACCAATGGGAAAAATTGCATCTTCTTTACTTGCTGAAGGTGTTTGCCTTGGAGTTTCTTCTCGTGGAGTTGGTTCACTTCGCCCAACTAATGAAGGATATAGTGTAGTCGGTGAAGACTTTATGTTAGCAACCGCTGCTGATATTGTTGCTGATCCTTCTGCTCCCGATGCTTTTGTCGATGGTATTATGGAAGGAAAAGAATGGATTTGGGATGGAGGCATTTTGAAAGAAAAATTAGCAGAATCAATGAAAAGAAGAATAAATACATTAGTTGACCAAAAAGCACTTGATGAACAGAAACTCAACTTATTCCAAGAGTTTCTAGGAAATTTGTAATTTATAAATAAATATAGATTTAACATATAGGTAAATCGGAGAGATCAAATGTCCCGTGGTAAAAATTTACAAGAGATGGAAACAGGCACTAAACAATCCAAAACTGCTGTGAATGCTGGCGCTAAAGCAGCAGATCCAATGCAAAAGTTAACCACTGGCATTCCAGATGGTCAAACCGGCGGTTGGGAAGATCTTGGTGGTCCAACACCAGAAAACTATAGATCCACTGATGATTCAGCAAAGCTGCAAACACCAGGTGCAACTCTTAAGCAAGTCAAAGATGTTGTAACAAAAGGCGCTAAAGCAGCAGACCCTATGAAGGGTATGAAGGAAGAGTCTGAAGATCTTGAAGATGAAGATCTTATTGAAGAAGAGTCCGAAGAAGATGAAGAGGATTTAGAAGAAGCAGCACATTCTAAAAAAGAAGATGCTGAAGAGGACGAAGACGAAGACGAAGACGAAGAGGATGAAGAGGACGAAGATAAAAAAGAAAAAGCCATGAAAGAGGCATTTGCTCAAATTGAAGAAGAAATTGAAGAAGATGTAAATGCTCTGCTTTCTGGAGAAGATCTTTCCGAAGAATTCAAAGAGAAGGCAAAAACAGTTTTTGAAGCTGCTTTAAATGCAAGAACAGAGCAAATTGAAGAAGCAGTCATTAGACATTATGAAGAAAGACTAATTGAAGAAGTAGAATCAATCAAGGAAGAATTAACTTCTCGTGTTGATTCTTATCTTGAGTATGTTGCAGAAGAGTGGGTACAAGAAAACTCTCTTGCCATTGAAAATGGTCTTAAGACTGAAATGACCGAATCATTCCTTATGGGAATGAAGGGTCTTTTTGAAGAACATTATGTAACAATCCCTGAAGATAAATATGATGTACTTAATAGTATGGTAGAAAAACTTGATGAAATGGAGACAAAACTCAACGAGCAAATCGAAAAGAATATTGCTCTAAATAAGAGATTGGCAGAGTCGGTTACTGATGTAATTTTTGCTGAAGTTTCTGAAGGTCTAGCACTTTCACAAAAAGACAAGCTTGCTTCTCTTGCTGAAAATGTTGAGTTTGATAGTGAAGAAGAATATCGTGAGAAACTGGTAACACTGAGGGAATCATATTTCCCCAAAACTGCTGGTACTCAAAGAGACAGCTCTGACTACATTGCTGAAGATACTGACTATAGCCAGTCAGTTACTGGATCAATGTCATACTATCTCGATGCATTGCAGAGAGTCGCTAAAAAGTGATTTTTAAATCATAAACAATCAAACTAACTTTTTAAAGAGGTAACACAAATGCAAATGTTCAACGCAGAACATCTGCAGGAGAAGTGGGCACCCCTTCTAGACTATGATGGTCTAGATAGAATCAGCGATCCACATCGCAGAATGGTAACCGCAGTCCTGCTAGAAAACCAAGAAAAATTCCTTCGTGAAGAGCGTCAGTTCCTTTACGAAGCCCCAACCGTAAGCACCAACAGTGGCGCTTCTGCTGGTTTCAGCGCAAACGCTACAGCAACTGGTCCAGTAGCTGGTTTTGATCCTGTTCTGATTTCATTAATCAGACGTTCAATGCCTAACCTGGTTGCTTATGATCTCGCTGGCGTTCAACCAATGAATGGTCCTACTGGACTTATCTTTGCAATGCGTTCACGCTACAGCAATCAGACAGGAACTGAAGCTCTGTTCAATGAAGCTGATACTTCATTCTCTGGTCAGGATTCAGGTCGTGATCGTACTGCTGGTTTCTCCAGCGTAACTTCAGGTTTCGGTACAACTGCTCAAAGCGGAGCAAACCCAGGTCTCCTGAACCCAACTGCAACTCAAGACGCAGCATCATATAACGTAGGTCAAGGTCTTCGTACCGATGATGCTGAAGGTCTTGGCGAATCTGCAAACCCATTCAACGAGATGGCTTTCTCAATTGAGAAAGTTACCGTTACTGCAAAGTCAAGAGCTCTGAAAGCAGAGTACAGCCTTGAGCTTGCACAGGATCTGAAGGCAATTCACGGTCTAAACGCTGAAGCAGAACTCGCTAATATTCTCTCAACAGAGATTCTTGCCGAGATCAACCGTGAAGTCATCAGAACCATCTATAAGGTTGCAGAACAGGGTGCTACTCTAAATACCGCAACTCAAGGTATCTTTGACCTTGACGTTGACTCCAACGGTCGTTGGTCAGTTGAGAAGTTCAAGGGACTTATCTTCCAAATCGAGCGTGATGCAAACCAGATTGCACAAAGAACTCGTAGAGGAAAGGGTAATATGATCCTTTGCTCTGCTGACGTTGCTTCTGCACTCTCACACGCAGGTCTCCTGGATTATACCCCAGCTCTCAACGCCAACCTGAATGTTGATGACACTGGCAACACCTTCGCTGGTGTTCTCAATGGTCGTTACAAGGTTTATATTGACCCATATTCTGCTAACAACAGTGCTAACCAGTACTACGTTGTTGGTTATAAGGGTGCTTCACCTTATGATGCAGGTCTGTTCTATTGCCCATACGTACCTCTCCAGATGGTACGTGCCGTTGGTGAGAACACCTTCCAGCCCAAGATTGGCTTCAAGACTCGTTATGGTATTGTTGCTAATCCATTCGCTGCTGGAACCGACCAGGATCAGGGAGTTCTCCTTCCAAACAGAAACCGTTACTACAGAAGAGTACGTGTTGACAATCTAATGTGATTCATTTCCATTAGATTTTATAGAGGGGTCTTTGACCCCTCTTTTTTATTTTAAAAAATAAATAGTAATAAAAAATGGCATCATCCCCCCTTCTGAATCAAATAACAAATAGAAATTTTTTGTTGCCTTCTGCATTTAAATTTGTTTTATCACAGAATAGGAAGATAGATTTTTTTTGTAGTGAAATCAATATACCAAGAATAAATTTAGGAGTAGCAATACAACCGACTTATCTTAAGGACATACCTATTCCTGGAGACAAATTAACTTATGATGATTTGTCTTTAAGATTTATAGTTGATGAAAATATGGAAAACTATGCTGCTCTTCATAATTGGCTGAGAGGACTTGGTTATCCAGAAAGTGTATATGAGTATCAAGAACTTTTAAATCAAGACAAAATAAATCCAGGAAAACAAACAGCATTTTCTGGTCAAAGTGATGGAGAACTTATAATTTATAACAGCAATTTAAATCCAGTATCTAAAGTAGTTTTTAAAGGTTTATTTCCCACATATCTTTCTGCGATATCATTTAATTCTCAAGTATCTGATGCTAATTATATTATTGCAGAAGCAACTTTTAAATATACTTCTTATGATCTTATAACTTCCCCAGAACCATTAAATATTAAAGTTCTTCCAAAAAAAGTTATTGTAGATGATTCAAATAGAACTTGTATTGCAGTAATAGATGAAAGTAGCGAATTTACATTATCCCAAATGGAGGACAGTTGGAATACTTTTCGCACAAATTGGCCCAAAAGAAACTTTTATTTGCTCCAACCAAAAGATTGTCCAATTCCAGAAATACTTAATTGTCCAATAAGTTTTTTGGAAGAGACGGAGATGGACTCCACTTTAATTTGTAAAGGATTTACATATCCAAAACAATTCGGATTCATACAATCTTCAGCATCAAATGTAGAAGAAGCAACATTTAATAATGCAACTCCAACAACTATTGATAATGTCAATGATTATGGTGTAGTTTTTATTGGTTCAATTCTTGGT